TATCAAGCTCTGATACAACAGATAGTAATACTTTATATATCGAGGGAGCAAGTAATTCAATAGATCCATTCGGAGTTGTCCCTGTAACTCTCGGAAAATACCGTCAAACTCCCCGCCAAGGTTCTAAGCCCTATACTGAAATGATCGGAGAGGATCAATATATCCGTATGCTCTTTGTCTGGGGTATTGGTCCGCTTGAAATTGACGAGAGCAGTCTTAAAATCGGGGATACTCTTTTAACTGAATTTAGCGATTATCAAATAGAGCATAGAGAAGGATATGCGGATGACGCGGCATTGACATTATTCCCGAGCGCGATAAGCGAAGAAGATTTCTCTATTGCTCTTAAGGCAGAGAATGATTGGATAACAAGGACCACAACCGTAAATGCCGATGAGATGAGCATTGATATTTCATTCTCTGGGGGACTTGTTGAATATGATTCAAGCGGTAACAAAGGGCTAAGATCTGTCAATGTAGAAATCCAATACCGCAAGACTGGCAGCGGAGATGACTGGTCAAATATCGATACTGCCGGAGCTAAATTCCAAGCAACTTGCGATTCTGCCTGGCTTAATAAAACGGGAGGTTTGCTTAACAGTATAACCTTTACGGGTAAGAAAACATCAGCGTTAAGGTATGGCATCCGCTGGGGAGTCTCGGAAAGAACACAATATGATGTTAGGGTTCGTAGGACCACAGCAGATACAGATTCAAGCCTTATAGCTGATTTAACTTACTGGACAGCTTTGCGTTCCATTAAGATTGAGAGTCCTATCCAATCTCTTGTCCCTTTAGCCGTAACCGCATTAGTAATCAAAGCTACCGACCAGCTTAATGGAATTATAGATGATTTTAGCGGAATTGTAACCAGAGTCTGCCCCGATTGGGATTCTGCTACGCAAACTTGGATTACCCGCCTCAATGTTTAGGTTTGTTTTGCAGGGTAATGGCATGGCAGAGCCATTAGACGATGACAGGCTCGATCTTGAGGCCCTACAGGATTGGCACGAGTTTTGCGTTGAGAAAGGTTTTAAGTTCAACCAGGTACGTGATTATTCCACTTCCGTCTGGGAGACCTTAAGAGATATATGCGCAACTGGCCGCGCTGCCCCTACAATGGTTGATGGCAAATGGTCGGTAGTCATTGACCGAGAGCAAGATACTCCTGTTAGCGTAATAACCCCAAGGAATAGTTTTGATTTCTCTTCCGAAAAATTCTTCTTAGATCCACCGCACGGTTGGCGTATTCAATTTTCAAATGAAGACCAGGATTACGCAACTGATGAACGCAGGGTTTACCGGGATGGGTATAACGACGATAATGCCACCAAATTTGAAACATTAGACTTGCTTGGCGTAACTGACCCTGACCAAATCTATAAATTAGGACGTTGGAGAATAGCCCAGGTCCTAAATCAGCCGGAGCGTTGGACTTTCAAGCAAGATATGGAGTTCTTAACTTATCGGCGCGGAGATTATATTATGATTGCCCACGACGTAATGATCGTCGGCCTCGCCCAAGGAAGAGTTAAAAGCTTAGTTACTGCTGAAGACGGCGCCGTTATATCTATTGAGCTTGATGAAGAGGTAATTATGGAAGCGGGGAAAACCTACGGTTTAGTTATCCGCACCTTAACAGATCCGAGTCTTTCCGCGCAGGTAGTAACAACGGAGGGGACGACAAAGATTTTAGTCTTTTCGGAGGAAATAGCAGGAATAGGATCTCCAGCTGAGCCCGCTATAAATATTGGTGATATTGTCTGCTTTGGAGAATTTGGCGAGGAAACCGAAGATGCGACTGTCATATCCATAACTCCTGACAATAACCTGCAAGCCACAATAATAGCTGTCCCTTATCGTCCTGCAATCTACAACTGCGATATAGAAGAGATCCCGGAGTTTGTAACTAAGATTACCTCATTGGGTACAATTCCCGCCCCTAATATCACATCAATGGTATCTGATGAAAGCGCAATAGTTGTAAGCTCAACCGGCACGCTTAAAGAAAGAATCGGAATAAACTTCGACCCTTTGAATACAAATATATTCGGGAATGGAAGCGAACTCGATGTCCAAATCAGGCAGGACGGGACAGAAGAATCGTTCTATCCGGCAGTTATAGAGGAGCAGGGAAATGGTTATGTGTTTATTGGAGATGTAAGAACGAATGAGGTTGTTGATATTCGTTTAAGATTTAAGGTCAATGGAAGGCTTCTTCCCGGCCCCTGGACTACTGTTTCGGCCTATACCGTAATCGGTAAATCTTATCCACCGGCCGACGTAAAAGGTTTTAACGTAAGTCAGAATGGCGACGAGATAGTGCTTTCTTGGAGTGCAAATATTGATATAGACCTGCTTGGTTATGAAATACGTATGGGTGATACCTGGGGAGCTGCTACAGTCATAGAGAAATGCTGGCAAGGGGTTGAGAAACGTCTTCCTATCTTTTTGTTTGGGAATCAAGAATACCTTATCAAAGCCATAGATAGCTCTGGGAATCCTTCCCTTAACGCCGCAAGTGCCACTTTAACGATTGACAGCGCTAATCTAATAGAAGATAAAGGCAGCTATGATTTAGATGACTGGCTAAACGGCTCCTTGGAAGGAAGCGAAGCTAATGTGGAAGATATTGTTGATGAAAGCGATAACCTTATTGTCGACGAAAGCGACGAGCAGGTAGAAAGCGATTATCTTCCTGGCTTTATCATAGATGACAATATCGAAAACGAACAAGTAATCAACGAATCCGGAGAGTTTTGTATCGACGAAAACGATGAGCTTATTATGGAAAGCGTTAATTATCCCGATCTTCTGTCGTTAAAGCTTTATACCGATCTTTACGCGTCCGAGGGTATCTATATCAGTGCGGTAAAGGATTTAGGCGCTTTAATGAAGGCTTGTATCAGGGTAACCACGAATGTCCAAGGCAACGCTTCTTATGTGCTGTATATCAATACTTCCGAAGATGGCTTAATTTGGAATGGCTGGAGCGCTTATACTCCCGGTGAATACCTTTGCCGTTATTTTAAAATAAAATTAGTTGTTATCAATAGCAACGTAAATGACATGGTTTATGTTTTGGATCTCACCGCCTTTGTTACAGTGCAATCAATTTTTGAGAAGTTCAACAGCCAAGCTATCAGCATAGGCGGGGTTGATCTGGTTTTTACTAAAACATTCATCACGTTCGTCAATGTATTTATCACGGCCGCAGGCGCAAATAGGCGTGCAGTATATGCCAGCAAGAACTTAACACAAATTACAGGAATTAAGGTTTTAGATAACAGCGACGCCGATGTAGGCGGGACAATCGATTGTTTAGTTCAGGGTTACTAAAAAAGGAGATGAGATATGTCAGTAAAGCACAGCACATTAACAGGGTTAGCATTACATCAACCGTTTTATACTGGTTTAGACGCTTCAAAACCAGTAGCCCCAGTAGTAGGAGATCATTATTACGCAACCGATACAAATAAAGTATATCAATGCCAAGTAGGTGGGGCGTGGGTGCAAATTTTGCCGGTAGCAACATCAACCGACGAGAAAGTCAAGAACGTATCAGGAGACGCCTCAGCTGGCTACCTTGCCGAAAAACTGGCAGCGCTTTACCCAAGCCTTTACCAGCGTGATCAGAAGTGGGTGCTTAAAACAGCCTATAGCACAGCGGCAAATAGGTACACTCTTTTAACGCCGAATAAACTCTCGGTAGACATTAACGGAACGGTTTATTTCTTGACCGCTCAAGCAGAGATAGCTTTATCTCTTGAAGCCAACTGGGATACTATTGCCGGGACAGATTACAGAACGGCTGCCAACAGAGCAGGCAAAGACTTCTATATTTACGCCTGCGTGCCCGTAAGCGGATCAGCTCCCAAGATAGTCTTATCAGCCAACTCAACCACACCATCAGGATACAGCGCCTCAACATCACGTAAGATTGGCGGTTTCCACGGACTATGCGTGGCCGTAGGCACTATAAGCGGCCATACCTTAACCGGCTTTGCAGCTGGCGACGTTCTGCCAGCTTCAATTTGGGATCTGAATTTTAAGCCTAAATTCGCTAACCCGGAAGGTATGGTATATAGCGACGGTATCAATAAGTGGGTAGATATTTACCTCGCCTCGGGAACCGGCGGAAGCACAGCATCGGTCTACGGCGGGACCATAAGCGACACCCGGAACTGGTCGGACTTTGCCGATGATGGCGCTGCGGTAAAAAAGAAAATGCTTGAAGATGACGAATTTCAAGCCATCGCCGCGGGTTCAAACGAAGAGACTAATATTACCGGATCATCTGACCCGGGAACCACGGGCGGCCATGTAGACACGGCCTCTCGTCGTATGATTTCAAACATAGGCGTAGAGGACGCCTGCGGTGTTTTA